TGTGAAGCCATGACCTTTGATATTTGTAACTGAAAAGGCACCAAGATCGCCAAGATCATTTAGATTTGCGTCTGAATTTGAAAGGACTGGTGTGACATTAACCCGGGACGTACCACCACCTAGATATTCCGGACGCTGGAGCCGTTGGTCATCACTTGTAACACCGAAGTGGCTACGAATTATCTCATTATAGCGAGTCCCTCCTCGGGCGTCGCGTTCCATTAATCGCTGTATCTGGAATGCCTGACGGAGTTGGTTAATAGTTGCGGCAGTTGCTGCAGATAAATCTGCATACAAAGCATTTGCCGCTGAACCAGTTGACGAAGTTGTACGTAAGTTCGTAGTCGAAGCATCTAATTTGTAATACTGAGATGCCGAAGGTTTATAAACTGCAAAGTCCTGACCGGCCGCTGCTATGTTATGAGATACAGGGGCACTGGTTCCCAAGGGCAGGTCTATACTGTCGCCTTTTTGCGGCCAAGGTAATGCACTTGTGAAGTAATCGTGTCTTTTGCCACGTGGACATAGTGCTGTGTAGTCTGAAGCTGTATCTGGACCGTCGTCCCTATCGACAGTTTTAGAATCCTGAAGGTTTTCATCCCTGTACCAATTATTCCAGATATGGTGGATCGCGCGATTGTATAACGCGCTGTGCTCAAGACCAGCAACAGCAGTTGGAATACCCAAGTAGTCCATATTTGTTGAGTTGCCGTAACCGCCACCCGGTGCTGTCATCGTGGGTACCAGATAGTCAATAGAGTCTCCGGGATCAATCTGTTCGCCCATAAACTTCTGGAAGTTATCCCAGACTTGGCGAATAGGCACCGAGAAAAACTGGGTGTCCATATAAAGATTATCCATAATCGGAAACGTGGGAGTAGACATACGTGCAATAGCGAACATGTTCAGATGGAACGAGTCGCCGGGCAATGCATCGTCAACGAATATCGGAACTAACTTTCCAGCGTCAAACGTTGTTTTATGTCCGTGTGAACGATCAAAGGAACTTCGTGGTATTGCTACATCTGGTACACGCGAGAATCGATGCTTCATTACTGACTTCATTTCGCCACCTCATTTTTTTTGATGTCAGGATCCTGAACAAACTTTTTATACTGAACTACATTTTCAATATCATCTACAAGCTCATTGCCGGCAGCAACACGGCCAGCTTCATCCATATCAAACTGAGCGTCTTCATTAGTAAACGTTCCTATTTGATGGAGTGCGTAGTCTTCTGGATTTTGCGATATAGCGCTTTGATTGTCATTGACAAGGTTTTTAAACATTCGAAGCGCTTCTGCAGTAGTAAGCGTAAAGAAGGGAGTGTTGTAGACTTGCGTTGCTGAATCATAAATAGTGAATACTTTTAATTGCATTTTAGAACTCCTGTAATGATCTTTTGAGGTTTTTAATTTGTGCCGATTTGACGACCTCGGCTGCGTATAGTCTGTCAAGTGTATGATCGTCAATACGTTCGTCTGCTTTGCGTTTCCTCCTTTTTTTGATGTGATGAATTTCTGGCCATTGGTTATCATAGAACCGAGGTGGCTGCATTTTTACACCACGGTGAATGATGTAATCATCGCGGTAAGTTTCCTCAGCGTACTTGTCAAACCAGCCCTGACCAATTCCCGGTTTGAGTGACATAGACACGTATTCCGGTTCAACCTGAAAGCATTCCCCGGTATCTGGATCAACTCTTTCATAGTTATAATCGTATTTATCCGGTGTTTTTTCTGACTGCTTTATTTTCTTTAGAACATATCGAGCAACATATGCACAGCTCTCGAAAGTAACCTCTCCAATAAGGCAGGTTCCATGCTGCCAAAGATGATCGAGAAAATCGCTGTGATACAGATTATCCTTATTATTAGAGTGGGATGCTCCGTACAAAGTTTTGTCAGCAAAGTCATGACCGAAGATAATAGCGTGGTAATGCGGTCGGTTGTTTTCGTCGCCGTATTCTCCGCAGTGGAAGTATCTGACTTTTCTTGGTGCAATTGCCCTCCTGAATCTTTTCATGAATTTTTGAAAATCCGGTTTACACAATCCGGAGTCACGAGGAAGGTTCTGTTCATTATATGTCAGGGTAACGAAGGAATTTTCGTCGTGTAGCTTGCTCTCGTGAACGCAGCGTATTGCCATTTGACGGGAACGCTCCAGCCGACAGCCGATGCACTGACCGCATGGCAGTGTGACGGGCATGTCTGCGTAGCCTTGCTTGATATCGAAAACGATGCCACGTTTTCCAGATTTGTTTACTTGCTGAGAGCGCCATGCGTATAGGGGTCTGTAGCATGGCATTGTTCACAGTCTTATGCCGCCGCGCATAATTGGCGAGCGGAAGTTTTTAGTGTTGGTTCGTGAGCCTCGACGAAAACTCCGACGAGAACGGCCCTTACTCATTTTCTGTCTATAACGCATAACTTACTCCTGATCGAATAATTCAAGTTGATTAACACGCATCATCTCCAGCTCTAACTGCTGTTTAACCTTACACCATGTAGCAGGTGTTAAATCAAGTTTCCTGACAGTATGATACGCGATATTTAAATTTATTTTATATTGTGTCTCGTCTACAATTTTTTCTACGTCTGTCATATTTTACTCCTGTAAGTAGTGGGTTTTTTCTCTTGAGAGTGTGAGCGCCCGGAGGACCTCTCGCCTGTGGATAAACCCTAACCTTTTTTATTTAAGGAGTACTTATTTTATTTTATTATTTATTTAATTGCAAGCAATTATTTATTTATTTTTGGTGACAAGGGGCAATAAGCCCCTTTGGTGTCACCTAGCACAGTTACATCAAGAGCTAACTGTGCTATTCCGCCGCTGGCGGGGTTTCTGGGGCGGCACTCGATGCTGCCGCCTTTGGTGTTTCGGCCTGTTCTGGCCGTTCAGCGAGTCCCAGTCGGTATAACTCCTCCTGATTGCCTTCCTCCTGTACGAAGGCTAAGAACTCGGCTGGATCGTTTGAGAAGCGCTTACGAGCGCTTGAGGGTAGATCGGCAAACATTGCGTTTGCCTCATTGACAGTATTCATGGCGTCCTGAAAGTCTACTGGATCAGTTTCCATGTATTCTGGCTCATGCCGGGATGCGAACTCTATCATCCCCGTTCGCTGATATTTCGCCATTATGAAGTTGATATCAGACTCTTCTTTCATGTCTGATTTTGTTTTACCGGGGCCACATACGAGCACGGGCCTGACGTCGTTTTCTCTCTCTTTTGTAAACATTAGTTTTGCCTCATCAGTAGGTTGTTGTTTCGGTTTGCCGCGGCTAAAGCGGATTCTACGAATCCGCACGCCGCCAACATTCGCCTTGCGGCGAGGGTCTCCAAGGAGTGATTTATCGGGTTATGAGTGATTTTAATTCCTTTCCGCTGCTTGTGAATGGATTTAGGCGGCCCAACCATCGCAGAGCTTGACCATACGGCGATCGATCAATCTCCGCCTCGATTTTAGAACTCGCTACCGCTTGGTCCATTATCTCGTTTTGTTTCTTGATGTTTGCCGTTGTCGCATCTGCTTGGGTTGTTTCTGCCGCCATTTTAGCAGCGGAGTAATTGTTGAGTCGGGCCTGTGTTTTCAACACAGCTCCCGTCTCAACAAGGTTCCTGATTTCGGCGGTTTTTTTCTGGCCCTCCAGAGGCACGTTTTTGGTTTCTTCGGTAGTTTTGGTGGCCCCTGCCTGCGCAGCTTCAGCAGCTGACACAGTGCCGTAGTTATCAACAATGGCTGCTCCGACGTTGGGGTAAGAATAGCCGGCTCCGCCCGGTGTAGACGCTCCACCGTATTTGGCGGAGAGTATCGGATTTAAACCGGCTTTCTTTAGATCTTTTATTTCCCGTTGATGAGCTGTATTTGACATGCGCTCCTGAAAGTCCATCTGATCTTTTGCAGACGCCTGTGCTTGTTTTCCCTGAAAGTATCCTCCCAAGGCACCTATGCCGGCTCCAATGACGCCGGCTGCCGCTAGTGAAAGTGCCATTAGAAATGATCCATCATCCCGGGCACGCCGTATAGCGGCATAGGACGAGCGCAGCGTAGCTGAAAATAGGAATCCATAATAAAATGTGGCTCACTTGGAGTATTAATACAGCGGTCCAATGGAGGGTCTTCCTGAATGAATGTGTCGCCAAGAGTAGGTAGAGAAGCAAACTGCTGACTAAGATGCCAGGCGTCCAGGGGAGTAACATAATTACTACGAAACTGACCAGTGACCAGCGAAGGTTTATATCGATATTCTGCATAGCGCTCCTGATATCCGAAAACATCCTCATCTGCTGAAGTTCCATCAGCATAGATTTCTTTATTTAAGATTGCTTGCTCCCCGATTCTGGCGAGTGAAGGCCAGTAGTAGTCATATCGGGTTTGCCTTGAGTACATACGATTGAGCCCCTGACTGTATGTCAGGTCTGCACGGACACTTGCAAAGCCAATGATTATGCAATGTTCTGTGAATGATTTTGTGAAGCCATGACCTTTGATATTTGTAACTGAAAAGGCACCAAGATCGCCAAGATCATTTAGATTTGCGTCTGAATTTGAAAGGACTGGTGTGACATT